TGATCGCCTCAGTACCAAAAGAAAAAGCCTCTCCCAGGAGCGATAAATTTTGGTTGGTTGTCGTACCCCAAGTTCCTGAGCCCTCTCCGGTGGCCAACTCCGTCAAGCGGAGGTCATTCACAAAAGTTGCCATATGTCAATCCTTTTTATGCTGCATCTCGACCCGCGTCTAGTTCTTCAAATCCTGGAGATTGACTCGTGGATATATCAGAGAAGCTCGGACTTTGAGTCGTACTAATATTACTATAGTTTGGTGTCTGGCTTGTGTCTATCTCGCCATACACTAGAATCGAGCCAACATCAACCGTGGCTCCTAACCCTGTAACCTGAACAATACTCTTGGCAACGGTCGTTGCCTGACCTACACCCGAGGTCATTTGTTGGCCATCCGGTACGATGTTGTTATCGCACTTGAGTGTCGGTGTGCCAAGGCCAGAAGTCATACCCTGGCCGGTGGGTGATACGTTTGCTTTCGCGGTAGTGGATACGGAACCCACCCCGCTGGTCATACCAGTAATAACCGGTGCGTTGACGATTGCTCGTGCCACGACTGTTGTTTGGCCAACCGCGGAAGTAGCGCCTTGACCTGTGGGCGTGACATTAGCTTTAGCGGTGATAGAGACTGAAGCGTTGAGAGCTGTTGTTGCTTGTTGGCCACTGGGAGAAGCGGTCGCTTTGGCCACCACCGTGACCGCGCCAACTCCGGTGGTCATGCCAAGACCGGTGACCGCTACATTGGCTTTTGCTACTACAGTGGGGGTGCCAAGGGCAGTAGTGGCGCCTTGGCCGGTGGGCTCCACTGGGATCGCTTCATTCCAAGCGCCTTGACCCCAGGTGCCACGGCCCCAGCCGGTTATATTAGCCATCTAGCTTAGATTCGGCGTCCTTCAGAAATGCAACAGCCCTGGTCATGATATCTTTGACTGCGTCAGTCATAAAATCCGTTTCCAGGGACTGCTCCATTTCCTTGATCGCTTCCTGAATATCTTCCAGTGCAGTCATGTCGCGCTCTGTAATTAGAGCCCTAGATTATGCGGCAATCCCCTGGTATTTCCTATTCACAATTCTGCTAATTTTTTGCTTATACATATTCTGCCCTGGATAAGTAGAATTGATCTCATCAGCAATCTTTTGCATCGACTTACCATTCTTTCTCTTAGCCATCTTGATGATGTGCTGATAGATATGATGGGTCTCAGGATCGGGAACTAATTTATACCTTCGCTTTGAGTTACCGTGATACTCAGCTTCTTTCTTGAAACCGAAAGGTGCAGCACCACCGATCGCGTATCCTCTCTCTGCCCAGTCAAGCTTCCCTGAAGAAAACCGATCCTTGATCGTGCCGTGTTCTATCTCTGCAACCGCGGACAGAACCATCAGCATAATCTTGTTGGCCATGTCGCCCATGTCGAACCGAGCTTTGAGCCCTGCTTCTGAGGTTGGTTTCGGATAGACCACTGGCACATCACCAAACTGCTCACAAAAGAAGAGCGTCATGTAGACCTCTTGGAAGTAAGGTATGAGACCTAAAAGGTCGTTGGTGCTGCGCGACAATCGATCGAGGCGGGTGGTGATGACCACATCATACTCTTCTAGATTGTTGAGCAAGTCAGCCATACCTGGTCGCTCTGGATTTGCTTCGCCGTTTACGATCACTGGGATCTTGCCTGAGTAGCCATCGTCCTCGAAGAACGCATCGACTTCACAGTGGTATTTACCTCGCACAAACTCAGAGATCTCTTTCTTCTGAGTCTCTAACGAAATACCGTGAGCTGCTTGCTCGTCGGTCGATACCCGCACATAGCCGTAGATCTTGTTGACCTTCTTGATCGGGTTGATGCTCACTTGACGCCTCCAGTGTAGCCTTGGCTCTCCAGCTTCTCAGACAACTCTTTCCAGTCTATGCTCAATGGGAAACCTCGATCATCGCAATGTTGTTCTGCCAAGGTCCAGTTGTCCTTCACTAGTTTGATGCCCTCGTAAGCGTGGATCGCGCCATCATAAATAATGTCTACGCCATGCTTCAAGCAAGTTCTCCGCACTCGGTTGTAAAACCTTTTCTTTTCTGCTGCTGTCATTTCTATCTCCTCAAATGATTGCAGAATAGTACTTTATACCGTGTCGTTGATCAATAGTTTCTAATACTTTACAACACGACACTCTTTTGGTAGGTTCTGTCTTGGCCAAGGGTGCATTTACTCCGCGTCCTAAGAACACACGTTCCCGTCCGTGTGGGCCAAAAGGCGGGGTTGGTCAACAGCGAGGAGTGAGATCGGTTTGAGGTTCAAGAATTTTTTGTTTTCCTATTTTTCTTGGATATCGGATCGAGATTTGTCTGGACTGGTGCTAGCACGTTCCCGTCCGTGTGACCGAAGGCGGGGTTTTTTGAGGAGAAGATTATGACTGAAGAGACTAAGGATGTTTCCACATCCGATGATCAGAAGAAAAAAACAGTATATTGGCTACCGGAGTTACCCTCATCGAGATTCTCAATCGATGACTTCCAAGCTGAAGTTGCTTATACCCTGAGAGACTATAAGAGGGTGTTATTGCCACCAGAGACAAAAGAGATACCAGACTGGCGTAAAAAACATATTAAAAAGCACGGGGATCGAGAGTCTCGAAATATTTTGAACGCAGTCACTTATGAAGTAACCCCAGAACACTTTTGACATTTTACAAAAACTTCAAAAGACAACTCGTAGACAAATGATTACAAATTTTTGGGAGGCCCGAGTCCCACATGAATCGATGTTTATGGCTTGGCCAATATTTCCTACCAATCTTTTTGGTACTAGAGAAGATAAAAAGCATCCTCCCCTGACCTGTTTCAAAGAGTACGAGGCATTTGAGTTTATAAGTGGTTTTATCGGCTGTCACATTCAAAAAGAGGATGCGAGACATTACATATTTTATGACCAGCCATCGAAAAAAACGGAACCACTGTTCCCGAAAGAGTTTTTTACTTACACAATTTTTTACGGATTAGATATCCCTGGTCAAGATCGCCTTAAAATTCTACACCTACCTTGCTCGTTAGCTAACTCCGCTTTTTGCGAAGGAGCAGCTCAAAAACCTTGGACTGCGATAGAGCAAAGAGCCACGGGCAAAATTCGAGTCAAACATAATGATGGCGAGAATCAAGAGATTGATCCTATTTTCGCCGGTAAGTTTTTATCTGTTTTTGGCCCTTGGGGATCTCAACCCCTGACTGCTCACTTCAGAGAGTTAATAATGGAAACGAAGAAAGAAGTTTTTATGGAGGATGCCGATCCTCTACATGAGATACTTAATCACCTCACGCAACTAAGCACTATGTATTCTGCCGATGACACAGGAAAAAATTGTTTTTACATTTGGGAGATGATGAGCAGAGGAGAGGTTCCTGTAGGTGGTTTTTTCAGTTTCATCATGGGTGTTTTAGCGATGCACAATTACGATTGGATCGTAAAAGATCCTGTAGCCAGGGAGACAAAAGTAAGAGGCATCAACCAGCGGCAAAGACCTCGAAATCGCCACTACAAGCTAGAGGTCAAACTACCAAAAGAGAAAGCGATCGTTGATGGGGCTCAGCCTCCAAGAACTGCGAGATATGGCACTGCATATCATGAAGTGAAAGGACACAAACGGGTTTATCGATACGCAGACGGGTCCATTAAAAAAGAGGTCTACATAAATTCTCATTATAGGGGTGACACCAAGTTTGGGATTGTTACGAAAGACTACGTTCTTACGAAGAACAACCAAAACGATGAGGACGATGACTGATGCAAAAATACTTTCAGACATTAGACAACGTGGGTAGATTGTTCCATGTGGAACAGTCTAAGACGGTTGATAAGAAGGGGCTAAAGGTCTTGCGGAGAGCACTGGATGGACAGTGGGACGCAGGACCAGAAGCAAATTACATAATCAGAGAATGGAAAAAGGAGCGGGGATATGAGTGATATATATGAGTTGGAAGAGTTTTTAGAAACCAGGAACGGATCCGGTTTTGTTATGACTCGCAAGTGTCCAGAGGACCAATACGAGTCACTAATCGATCGGAAGGTTAAGCAGCTCAAAAGAGCTGGTAAGTATTTCAGAGTTTATGTCAGGACAGAGCTAGGGGATCGCGAACTGGTGAATGCTTCTTAGGAGCGCATCAACGAGTTGGTGAATATATCGACTTGGTCTAGGGATTTAATCATCCCTGGTGGAGCAAGCATAGAAACTGAACCACCTTGAGCAGCTTCCATCTTGACCTCTCCGACTTGGCTAGGTTGCCCCTTATCGATCTCTAATATTGCCACCCCTATCAAGGGAGTGAGGACTCCCAGGGCGGTTTTATCAGCCTTGATTCTTTGCAGCCTCTTTGCAGCTCTTTCAACATCACGCCTCAAGGTTTCGCTTTTGCTCATGATTTCTTGAGTTTTGTTGCCGCTCAGATCTCGTTTGACGGATGGTTTCGTAACCTGTTTACCAGTCTCGTCTAAGATTTTTTTGTAAGGTAAATCTGGATCATTTAAGAGGCTAGAGAAATCAGGAGTGTCGTTAACCAAAGAGTCAGTAAGCTTTCCTTCTTTGACGAAATCTATCGGCCTCATGCCCTGACTTCGAGAGCTTTCTACGACCGCTTTGGCCCAGGACCAAACCATCTCCTGTATTTCAGGTCCGGTCACCTTCTCACCTAACCGGTTACTCAGCACATCTGCCGCATTTCTCGTAAGAACGTTAGCCGCTAGATAGCCTGGACCTTTGCCTGGATCTGTTTTTGACGGATTCAGAGAACCAGAAAAAGCTGTTTGAGGTATGCCCATGTAGTTGGCCATCCAAGTATCGTTGGTCACCTCAATGGTGTTCCCAGCGAGATTACGCATGAAACTATCTACTTTAGGACCACTAAGGATAAGCTTATCCATCTCTTTATCTGGAATGTTTAAAGCTCTCATCGTGTTAGGAACCCACGCTTCGAGAATGGAATCTACTCCTTTTTCGCCCTCGACGCTTTCGCCGATAATTTCCAGTTGGAATCTTCCTAAATCAAATAAACCATCGCTATCAGATATTCCCAGCTCAGCAGCTTTTTCTTTGAATATCTTCCTCGCTTGATTTTCACTAATACGATTGTTTTTGGTATCCCTCAGACGAAGAGCACCCGCAACTCCTGGTTTACTCATCATATCGGCTAAACGAGGATCTCCAGGTCTACCGGAAGCATTCCAATTCTTGAATATATTGAGAGAGTTCAAAAGATTTGATTGAACTGATGTCTGTGGGCTCGTTCCAGCCAAAACGCCAGTAAAACGAGGAGCATCGTCACCGAATACATCCACTAGCGCATCGGCGCTTGCCTGATACCAACCGCGTTTCGCAGACCCGGCCTCTGCGATCGTAGCCATTTCCTTCGCATTCGGTAGCGATTTCATCAACGCAGAAAAAGCAGCCGCACTCTTCACATTACCCATTTTTTGTATTTCTGGTTTAGTAAAGAACCTTGATAGATTTTGACGTTCAGCAGCTATCAGTTGAGGAGGTGCATCCTTCCTAGTAGCCGGCAGAGCTTGTTCAGCAAACGAGGGTGGTCTAGAAGGCGCCAGGGAACCTATTCCCTTCGCTAAAAGATCCGCTGACTCCTCAGTGCCTTCCGCAAACTGGGCGTTGACGGAACGAATATCTTTGGGATCGAAAATGACCAGCTCTTTTTGGATTTGAAACCCAGAAAAACCCTCGTCACTCAAAATGTCTTTTGCTTTCTCTTTTTGTAGCGCAAATTTCTGACGATTCGCGATTAACTTGTCAAACTCATTTTTCTGAGCCGCCGAATCTATCTGTGAAAACTGCTCCTTTAGCAAGCCATCGGCTTTTTTCATCGCTTTGTCATAGTCTCCAGCGTCCGCGATCTTGCCCCTTGCGAAAACAGGCAGAATCCGAGCACCTTCATCGAAAAATGGTTCTGGAACTCCACTTTCAAAAACCGTGCGGATGTACCTCTCTGTGTATTCAGAGTCCGGTGATAAATAAATACCTGGCCCAAGTTTGCCCTTCTTAGACGGTACAAAAGCATCGAAATCCTTACCCTCTTGGAGCTTGTCGGTAGCGTGGTAATATATTTTCTCTGTATCAAAGCCTTGCTCTCCCGCTCGGGTTAACCGAGCATCTGGAGCTTTAACCCCCTCAGAGCTGCTAATGACATTGACCTTTTGGGGTTTGAAGCCAGCTTTCAGAGTCACATGCGCTTCGTCGTCAAAAATATCATCAACCTCGATCTTATCGGCTGGTATTTTTACCTCTACAACAGCATCGCCATAACCACTAATCTGACCGTCTGGTCGCGTGCCGAAAAAAAGACGATCCTCTTTACCGGTCATCTCTCCGGTCTCAACGATTTTTTTCGCGGCTTCTGGTGTAGTGCGATGATAAAGGGTGACGTTGCCTTCATCATCGAGTT